TCAGACCAGGCGGTTTTGTAGGTAATGTTCTTGATTTGATATTGGACAGACTCGGGTGTCATTGTTGCATCGTCAAGATCACAGGTAACACAAACTCCGAGTAAATCTGGACGATTTGCTAACGAAATGTATTGGTTTAGAACGCGAAGAAACTGGGCTGGTCTAGACCGCGTTGGGCATTTCAGGAGGATACGCATTACTCTTTAGAAAGATCCACTTTGAACCACTTTACCCGAGCTGTCCTTGACGTTGAAGGTGAAGGTGTATCCGAACAGAGTCATCTTGGTTCCCTCTGTTGTGTTCGTGGAAGAAGGCTGGGCAAAGGATGCACAGTTGGTGCCGGCGGCAAAGAACGCAGCAGCATCGGAGGGACCCAGCATATTCGGGTATGCGTGGATGTTGCAGAGCGAACCAGAGAATCCACCGTTGTTCGCCGTCTTCAGGGCGCCGGCAGCCGGACGAGGAACGCCGGGCAGAACACACGACTTCACCAGCTTTCCATTGATGTACACGTCCAGATTGCGCTGGAATACCGTCACAGAGACTGCAAACCAGGTTTGGAGCGGGACGTTCTCGACCGTACATGTGTACGAATCTCCAGTGGCGCTGGTACTGTTCGCGGCGGCCGGGGTGCCGGTCGATCCACCACCCGGTGTTGCGGTGTAGATCGAGACCTTCACGTTCAGACTGTTATTGGTTGGGTCGAGCGTAATCTCAGGGTTACGATATCCGGTATTGGTAGAATCTTCGCGGTAGATCACACCTTTTTCCTTGTTAAACCCGTATGTCCAGTCCTTGATGAACATCCAGAACTGAATACCGTTATCTGCTCCTTGGGTAATCGGTGCATTCGCTGCTGGAATGGTTTTTGCTATTGTCCCATCTATTGGAAGGGGTGCTTGGTCGGGGACAGTCGGTGAACCCAAGATACTCACAGCTTGTTTGCCGCTTGAAGTTGCCACCGCATTGTAAATAAACAGCGCAGCCAACAGAAGAACGCCCAATCCCACAATCACAACCAGCGCCTTTGCAATCACACCCATTGATCCAAATCCTGAACTTGTGCTTGTGCTACTGCTATACATGGAGGGACCGTAAGAAGGTCCATAGAGCGATGGTCTTGACGTGGAACCTCCCATTTATGTATCACTTACAAAGGAAGTTATGCTAAGACACAATGGAAAAACGAACCGGACCTCCGCTAAGACAACAGACCGTAATGTATTGTAACAACTGTGGTACAAAAGGTCATCTCTTTCGATCGTGTAATGACCCGGTGTTGTCGTGTGGGCTTATTCTTGTTGAAAATGACTCGTTGCCTGTAGACTCGAAAAAGACCCGTCTCTTGATGATACGTCGAAAAGATAGTATGAGTTTCGCTGAGTTTATGCGTGGGAAGTATGATCCATCGAACACGGAGTACGTGGCTCGCCTGGTCGGAAACATGACGATTGCTGAGCAGAAGATGATTGCCGAAGAAACATTTGAAACGACATGGAAAACGTTGTGGGGCGAGGATCACCTGAGCGGCGACTATGGACCCTCTCAAGTCAAGTTCAACCAACTCAATCGCGCCGAGTTGGTGGCAAACAATCCATCGGGCTACCAAGAGCCTGAATGGGGATTCCCGAAGGGGCGCAGGATTCGTGGGGAATCGGATGTAGACTGCGCAATCCGAGAGTTTGGCGAAGAGACCAACATTCCCCGTGATTCGTATGTGGTCCTGAAGAACATCCGATTGGAAGAAACGTTCGAAGGCTTGAATGGAATCTCGTACCGTCACCTGTACTTTGTCGCATTGGTCAAGAACCCAGAAATGATCGACTTGAATCAGCGATTTACTCCAATGCAACGCCGAGAGATCTCGGGCATTGCGTGGAAGTCGTTTGTTGAGTGCTCCCAGCATGTGAGACCGCACCATGTACAGCGAGAGGCAATGATCAAGGAACTCGAGTCAGTTTTAGACACATTTGAAACCGTATAGTTAGGACGTGAAGCGGAATCCCGACAGGTACACCGTAATACAGTACGAGACAACAGCGATGGCAAACACCCACCACCAAACAGGAAAAATAGTGGCTTCACGATCCGTAACCCCAAACGGGCGGATCCGTCCTTCACGCCCAAAGGCTACGGACGGCTTCAGATACAGGAACGCAGCCATTAAGAAGAGATAAATTGTCACCATCCACATCCGATGGTTTCGTCGGGTCAAATCCATTGTATGAAGCAGTGTAAAAAGTTCCACACCAAACACAATGAGGGCTGCCCCATCCTACGTGCTCCCTAATCGGAAGGCATTCTCAGATGCCATTACACGAATGTTCATCAAGTCGGACTACCGGGCACAGGACAAGGACCCCCTGGACGAAGAAGATAAGGATGTTGATCTCTGTTTGAAGAGAGCGGGTACGGGACGTGAGCTTTTTCCTTATCAAAAGATCATTCGCGACTACCTAAAAATTGAAACTCCGTATCGTGGGTTGTTGGTCTACCACGGTCTCGGATCGGGTAAAACGTGTTCGTCTATCGCGGTGGCGGAGTCCCTGCTGAGCACCAGCAAGGTCTTTGTGATGCTCCCCGCCTCCCTTGAAGCCAACTATCGTGAGGAGTTGCAGAAGTGTGGAGATCCGATCTACGCCGTTGAAAATCACTGGACCGTGCGCCCGATATCGGATGCCGTTCGGAAAGAGGGAAAGCGACTGGGTATTTCCGAGAAGTTTATGGAGAAGAACCAGCGCATCTTTGTGACCACTCCGTCCGAGACGCCAAACTTTGAAAGCCTCTCCACCAAGGACAAGTCTGATATTCGTGCACAAATCAAGGATATCTTGGAGCAACGATTCAACTTTATCCGCTACAATGGTCTCACACGCTCAAATATTGCCGAGTATACGAAAGAGGGTCAATACGACGATTCAGTTGTGATTATTGATGAAGCGCATAACTTGATTTCTCGAGTGATCAATGAGTCTGAAATCACATCCAAGCTGTACGATGCTATTTATCACGCCAAGCGTTGCAAGATTGTTCTGTTGTCAGGCACTCCGATTATCAACTCACCCAATGAGATTTCGTACATGATGAACCTTCTTCGTGGACCCATTGAGCGAATCACCATTCCTTTCAAGACCATTCCTGCATGGGATGAAGAAAGGATTACAAAGGCGTTTCGCGGAATTCCCGAGGTTGACACCATCGAGTTCAATGCCTTGAAGAAATACGTCATGATAACCCGCAATCCTCCCCAGTTCCGTTCCACGTATAACGGCGAAGGTGATCGTATTGCCGTGCAATACATGAAGGATCTGCCGTTTGTTTCGATTGCCGCAGACTGGGTCGCGGGCATCAAGGCGAAGATTGAGACAGATGTGGGCGGAGGTGAAATTGCAACCGAAAGGGTATCAACCGAAGAGCTCCAATGTCTGCCAACAGACTATGAGGAGTTTGCAAATTTGTTCCTGGATGGTCTGAACATCAAGAATCCGATGCTCTTTCGTCGGCGCATTCAAGGGTTGGTTTCGTATTTCAAGGGTGCCGATGAGCGTCTGCTTCCTCAACGTATCGACCTAGACGAGACACTGATCAAGGTTGAGATGTCCGACGAGCAGTTCATTCGCTACCTGGCCGTCCGTTGGGAAGAGATGAAGATAGACTCTCGTCGTGGTCGATCAAAGCTGGACGAGAATCTCAGCACATTCCGTGTTCCAACCCGTCTTGTCTGCGACTATGCTACACCACCGGAGCTGACCATCAAAGAGGATCCAGATGTTGTCTCTGAAAGCAAGAAGCCTCCGAAGGAAGAGTCGGAAGCAGTCATCAAGAAGTTGAAGGCAGCGGCGGATCGGTACCTGTCCCCAAAGGGGCTTGAGACGTTCAGCCCCAAGATGCTGAAGATTCTGACCAACATCAAGGCGGGCAAGGATGCAAATCAGTTCGTCTATTCTCAGTATCGCTCATTGGAAGGTCTGGGCGTCTTGTCGGCGGTGCTGGACACTGCAGGATGGCAACCCTACAAGATTGTGAAGAAAGCCGGACAGTGGGTGGAAGATCCAGACATGGACGACAAACCCGCCTACACCTTCTACACGGGTGAGGAAGATGCCGAGGAGCGTGATCTGACTCGTCAGATCTTTAACGGTGTGTACTCCAAGAACTTCCCAGCATCCTTGAAGGAAAGTGTGAATGCCCGTGGCAAGAAGATTCTGACTGTTCTGATGGCCTCTGCATCGGGCGCTGAAGGTATCACGCTCAACAATGTCCGATTCGTGCACATTATGGAGCCTCACTGGACGCCTGCTCGCCACGATCAGGTCATTGGGCGCGCCATCCGTATCTGCTCCCACGCTACCTTGCCAATGGAAGAACGGACGGTGAAAGTATCTTTTTACATTTCGGTGTTCACGGAGAAGCAGATGAAGTCAGCTGATTACCCGAACATTGTCCCGATTCGCAGAAATGACATGGTGATAAAGCGTTATGAAGGCGACCCAGTGGAGACGTTCATGTCCACTGACGAGTATTTGTATGAGACTGCCTATGAGAAAGAGCGCATCGGACAGCGGATGTCCTTGTTGCTCAAACAATCGGCGGTTGATTGCGAAATCCACCGGAAGCTCCATTCTCGTGAACGTCCGGTGGTCTCGTGTATGCGATTCGACTCCACGACCGCTGGTGAAGATCTGGCATTCAGACCGAATATTAAAAATGAAGACTTGGATGAGACGGTGTTGCGCAATACATCAAACAAGCACCGAGTGTTGCAGAAAGTGATGGTCAAGGGAATCTCACTGATCATTGATCGGAACACCAAGGAAGTTTTCGATGGACCCGCTTGGGACGACAATCAGCGTCTCCTCCGTATGGGCAAGATGGTCAGCCCTACTTCAATTGAATTTCTGCTTTGACACACTCGTCAAGCCTCGCTCTTGACGTCCTCAATCCACCCGGCACAGACATCGGTCCACGTCTTAAACTTGTAGCTCAAGGCTGACTTCTTGAACTGAGGCAGAACCTTGATAAGATCGTCCATTCGATCGGCAAGCTCCTTGTAGCAGAATGACGGCGCCCACAACCCAAGGGGCATTGTACCGGGAAAGTATGAGCGGTCACGCGGTGGAACAAATGCACATACAGTCTCGTTCATAAATGAGCGATACGTTCCAATGTCCGTCACAATCTGGGGTGCTCCAGTGTACAGGTGCTCGATCTGACACAGACCAAATCCCTCGCCATCCGACGTATTCACACCGATATCTCCAGCATTGTAGATCTCGTTGATGGATGCATCGGGAACCGGCTTTGCAGACGTGTCGACAAGCAACAGTCTCTTGCTAAGCTCTCCAACATCAAGTCCGTGGCGGTCAAGCTCGGTGGCAAAGATACGGCTGACATCGTAGTATGCACCCTGCTGAGCATTCATCCCCGTCACAATCATAAAGTAGTACGGCTTGGTCGTATCACGACGAAGCAGCTCGGCAAACCCCATCAGTGCAAGATCGAGTCGCTTCCTCTGACTGTTGCGATTCGCATTCACAAACAGAACTCCCCCAGGCGGGATTCCCATTGTTGATCGAATAGATGCGCGGACTGAATCGGGGAGCCTAGAAAACAACGTTGTGTCCACTGCATTCTCCAGAACACGAATGTCTGGAAAGGGTGCATACTTGGCGTAGATGTCTGCCCAGTACTGTGTGAAGCAGTATACACGGTGCGCATTCTTTGTGATCGTCTCGATCAGTGGAGGGGCAATGCCCTCGTAGACCTGATCGACATAGACCCACAACTTGTACGGCGACGTCGCCTTGTCAAACTTCATGGCCTCCACAAAACGGTGGATGATCAACGGATCATTGTAGATCATCACTACATCTGGATTCACCATCTCCAGATACTCGTGGATCTTGTTGAATCCAAACCCCTCCTCCTTTGGATCCTCATTAGCAGCTGCATCGTAGGCAATGACACCCTTGGGAACCGTGCGGATACTTGTCCGTGCAGGAAGGCGCTGAAATCCAAAGTGATAGGTCTTCACCTGCGGTGACAGGGTCGCCAGCTGTCCTAGAAGATTGTACACCACCTTCGAATACCCCGTCGTCTGATCTACGTGCGTGCTAACAAGAACAAACCGCATTGTGATGAATACATCATTTCTCCGTAAATAACAAATGCAGGTCAACTCAGCCCAAGATTATCTGACTCAACTGAAGCGTCAGATCATCGCCAAGTCTCTGACGGTAGCTCCTCCTCCCCTGAAGCGCAGAACGAACACCCAGTACATTGGCGTGCTTGCCAACAAGTCCGATCGGTATGATATGTCTGTTGCTGTCAATACACTCGTTCCCACTACGCTTGGAAAAACCGTTACGTCCTTCTGTTGTGTTCCGACGAACACTGCGACCACGACCTATTTAGTCTAATCTCAGTACTAACACAATATGCCGGGTGCTCTACTTCAATTGGTGGCGATTGGAGCCCAGAATGAACTTGTGAATGGAAATCCGTCGATGACGCATTTTCGAGCAGTCTACCGGCGACACACGAACTTTGCCATGGAGGCAATCCGAATGACGTTTACGAGCTCAAACTTGGAGTTTGCTCAGACCACTACACGGACGATTTCGTGTCGGATTGACCGGTATGCACAGTTGCTTCATGACACCTATCTGGTGTTGACCCTTCCAGATATTTGGTCTCCGCTTCACTATCTTGGTCCGGGCGTATCCCCTCCTGCTGGCTACGACCAGCGCTCGAACTCTATTGGCTACGAGTTTCAGTGGATTGACAACATTGGTTACAATTTGATCGACCGCGTGGAAATCACAGCAAACGGACAGCTACTGCAGAGATTTACGGGGGAGTGGCTCAAGTTTTACTCGTATCTGACGCATGACCCTAACAAGCGGAAGATTGTGGATGAAATGGTTGGACATGTGGCTGCACTCAATGATCCGGCAAATGCCTACGATCGTCTGGGACAGTATCCTCACGCCGTTGTCCCTCTGAGCCAACCCGGTGGAATCCCGAACACTCTGGTTCCTG